TATATTAATGTTTCTTGTAGTGAGCATTCTTTTTGGTATTGGAATAAATATCCTATTATATAGAATTAAAGAATATCAACTTCCAAAGTGGATACAACCTATAAAGTCGTTTTTAATGTATGTACTTTATTATCCAATTTATTTTCTATTTATATCTTTTCTTTGGAAATTTATCGTCGTTGGATTCTTATATGGAATATTGAAAGGATTTTGGAGGGGATTAGTTAGCTCTACCGGTATATTTGGCCAATATTTTGGAAGTGCATATACAGATTATTGTCCTGGAGTAATTTGGAAAAAAGAAGAAAATGAATAATAATTAAATTTCGGTTACAATGTATACATTTTTAATATCCTTTCTAGTTATAACATGTACTATGTTATGCTTATATAAATCGTTCAAACGTAGAAATATATTAATAATCGGTATAACTATAATTTTGGCCATCAATGTAGTTACGACTGCGATTTGTTATAAATCAGTACCAACTGTAATTGTACCAGCAATATATCCACTTTCAATTCAAAAATCTGGTATTGTAAATCCCGATTCATCTAATAATATCAAATCCGAATATTCATATATAATTTATTCGCCTATAATACATAGTTTGTATTTTAAAATAAATGATAAGATCTATGAATTAGATACTAATATAACTATACTGCGCAGCAATGTAAATTACTATATTAGTAATAGAGAAGATAGAATACCAACAAATTGGACTACCCCCATATTACCAAAAGTATGTAGATGGAACGTATTATGTGTTGATTCAACTAAATTTGATCATTTATTAATCAATTATCCAAATATTAGTAAGAGATGGCGAATAATCTAATATCAATAATGCTTAAGAAAGAAGGAAAGCATTGGAAAGCTATGAAACTTCTTTATAAAGAAATGACCGATATCGGCGCTAAGATTATATCTTATCCAATTTTAGTTATCTTAATTTCATTCTTTCATTATTTGTTTTCTTCCATGCATTTCTTATTTGAATCATATTTATATCTTTTTAATCGTAAACAATTTTCAAAAAATTTAATAACACTTAACAAAAAATTATCATGAAAAAAATTATTTTTATTTATTGTGCTGATAACAATCACACTATCAATTGAAGCTCAGAGACCATGGTTTAAACAACCCGAAAAAATTACTCAATGGAAAAATCCCGGGGATGTTGCATGCAAATCTATTATGTTACCCGGATCCGGATACTTTACAAATGGCATGATGAAAGAAGGATTTCTAACTTTGGGGGTTGAAACCGCGTTAATTGGGTGTGGCGCACATGTAGCTACCAATAAAGATTATATAAATAAAAAAATAAGTATATGTGGAATTCAAACAGACCCCAGAATAATTAGTACAACAATATTTGGTTTAGTTGGAATAATTCATATATGCCAATTTACTCATTCAACAATAATCACCCATAAAAGCAATCAAAGGAATAACTTTGCATTAACAACTAATGGGAATTCGTTAATTCTAAAATTTTAATGATTTCCCTTGATTTAACAGAGGTTTCAAACTTCATGATAAAAGAATAATCCAACAATAGATCATTCAGTACAATCAAAGTAAAGGAGGAAATACCTATATGCAGATATTAATATTGGAAGACAGTTTAGAAAGAATAAAAATATTCGAAAAAGAATTAGCCGGGCATACTCTATTTATAGCAAAAACTCCAATTGAAGCAGAGGGTATTTTATCCTTACATTTATCAAATGTGGATATGATTTTTTTAGATCATGATCTTGGGAACGATGCTACCGGAATGGTTATTGCAAAATATTTGAGCAATGTAGAATATAAAGGAATAATAATAATACATTCAATGAATGCAGTTGGGGCCGATGGCATGTATGATATCATGAAAGATTCAGTTAGTCATGTTGCCAGATTACCATTTCCGTTATTAGGAAATACAGTTTTTAAAAGCATTAAATTAAATTAAAAATGGAAGAACCAGAAGTTTTATTATGTGAATGTTGTACCCCCGAACATAATATTGTTATCTATAAATTTGATTATATACATGATATTTCTGGGGAATCATATGACCGAGAAGTAATGTTTACTCCATGTTTATCAAATCATCACACTTTCTTGAAAAGAATGATAATCGGATTAAGATATATTTTTAAACAAAAAGATAAATATCCACATTGGGATAGTATTCTGATAACTAAAAACAATTATGAACCACTGAAAAGGGCAGTTGAATTTCTAGAAGAAAATGTTCGAGATAATCATTAAATATATAGCCATTCTGATCGGAATTGTGGCAGCTATACTCATAATTTTGTTTCTATACGGAATTTTTAGTAAAATCTACATGAGTATTCTGATGAATAGGGCTATGGATAAATTAAAAAAGGATTCAGAAATACAAAAAATTAAAAATGAGCATAAAAATTAAATATACTAATATAGGAAATGCTTTCCTTGTGGTAACCCAACTCTAATCAAAAAAATGAAAAAATGAAAAAATTGATTATTTTAACAATATTAATATTATTCTGTATGAAATGCAAACCTCAGGTCGTAGCAGATACTATTAATATTAATCCACCATATAATATCGGTGGTATTCTAAATTCAATTGATGATGTTTTTGTAATTAAACATAATCCAAATATTAATTATAAGATTGTAAAAACAATACAGATCGATAAAAGTTATATGATAGAATTAGGTTATTCATCTAGATATGGTTATAAAAATAGGGCAAATGTTTTTATTTACATAGATAATACTTATTTATCATTAAAATATTTAGTCGACCAAAGTAATTCAATGTATAGTTTCTTTGAAATAACAAAATTATGAAAAAAATATTTATCATTTTATTTCTGTTTTCTTCCTGTATATCTATTGCTCAGGATACTGCCTTGTTTTCATATATTAATGAATATCGAAAATTTCATTGGTTATGCGATTTAGAATGGTCTGATTATTTATACAAGAAAACTATTAAAGTTGTAGACGGTATAGATTTCAACAACAATTTAAATTATTCAACTTCGGAATTATGTTATATTAAATTGTATTCCCTTCCTTTGTATGCCAAGAATAAAAAAACAAAAGAATCAAGCGCATATCATTTTAATAAGTTTACTACCAAATATTTTAGAGATAAGTATATTCCAGGCAAATTAACACCCCCACAATTGAATAAAATAATATCATATTTTATCTTATATAATTGGCATCTATCATATCTTCATCGGGAATTATTATTGTCAAATCATTATTTTGGTGCTTGTCACATCAAATGTGAATTCATTGAATATAGATTCCCAACTTCTTCATTTGAAGTACCAACATACCATTTTAAATTAATTGCTGTTTTATTAATATCTAATTAGTAATGGAAGATCTAGTTAAAATTTGTGAAATATCAGATATAACAAAAAAAGGTTTCTATGTTTATAAAGGACTTTCAAAAGAAGGTAAGAATAAATTAAAATACATTGGAACTACTATACAAATACCATCGGAAAGATTTAGATGGCATAAATACAATGGAAAAGATTTGTTATTTGAAATAATTGCAATATGTTCTAACCAAACCGAAATGCTGGATCTAGAATATAAATTAATCAAAAAATACAATCCGCCCCTTAATAAAATTAAAAACAGGCGCCAAAATTTCAATGTAGCTTTATCTGCCGAAGATTTGGAAAATAGAAAAAGGAAATAAAGAATGGTGCCAGAAATGTTTGAAAAGAAGAGTCAACCGAGGATATAAATTTTGTTATTATTGCAGCAGATAATTGAAATTAATTTTAGATAATTCAAATATTCTATTATATTTATGTAAGAATTTAAAATCAATTAATTATGTATAATTTCAAATTAGAAAATGGTAAATCATATCTATTAAGATACAAAAGGTCAGCTGTGACATTTACCTATGATCCTGAATATGGGTTTTATGATGTTCTAAAAAATAAAAAGGGCATTGGTGGTTCTGTAATTTTCAAAGATCTGCCCGGGTTCATTGAACATTATACTAACCATACAGGTAAATATTTCTTACAGTGTATTGACGATAAGATAGTGTTAGTTGACACATTGAAAAAATAATTTTACGTATCGACAATAATGAAATTTTTGGAAATAATATTAAAAGAGAAAATGAAGATCTTCTTACTAAAGAAGATAAATTAATTCATAACATCCTACCGAATGATCCTGATATTCAAGAATTAAAAGAAATATACAAACGTACAGATGAAAGATTAACAACCGATTATTATAAGAAATATGTTGGCTGCTATGCTAAAAGATTCTATACAACGAATAACAAAAGAAATTTATGTGAGATACTTGGATTTTTCTATATATTTGATCAAGCACATTTTACTGTAATCGATTGTAATGGCAATACAATGGAATGGGATATCGAGGATTGTATAATCATAACTAATAATATGGAAGAAACAGAACCAGATGAAAGAGTAATTTCTGTATTTCATCCTGGATATTCTGGATATGATCCCTACTTCGTAAAATAATAAATCTTAAACAATGAAAAACAAATCATCAAAAAATTCTACGGGGTGTATAGTTATATTAATAGTACTCTATCTAATTAGCAGTTATATAGCATGTATTGTTAATTTTCTCTGGTGTGATTTTGCTTCACCATATAAAGCAGAAATTATTTATGGTATTGGACTCTTTACTGGATTAGGATCCTTATATGGTTGGTTTAATTTCGGAAAATAGTACATTCAAATATTTTTACTAATTTAAAATTAATCAATTATGATAGAATTAAATCAATATGAAAGAAAATGGATTAAATTGTGTAAACTACATTTTAAGGAGGAATATCCATGGAAAGGAAGTTGGTGTGAAACACTCAAACCATTATTTAAAGAAATATACGGGTGGGAACCAGATGAATATTATCATGATTATCTAAGAGGTATTTTTGATAAACTTCTAGATATCTATCTGAAAATCAAGGATGAATGGGCAATTGAAAATGCTCAGATAAAAGAAGTATTTTATGCAGCTTTTGCTAAAAGTATATCATGTGATGAAGAATTACCGATAGAAAGGGCTATTAGTAAATTATGTGGTTTAATTCAAGGTGTACAAGTAATAGAAGAAGATGGAACAATAAGATTTGAATTGTAAATTTAACTATTAAGTATATTAGTTAATCAATTCATACTTCAAACTACCACAATCCCATACTATTTTATATCCCATCATAATCATATTCTCCCATTCGGTTAATTCTGGATCACCATGTAATTTTTCAACTATTACATGTTTAGTAAAATTAAATCTATGTAATCTAATTGTATCAAATACGTACCAATAATTTGGTGACCCTTTGGAAACCTTTTTAAACCCGATTTTTTCATAAATATTAGAATTAGAAAAAGTCCATCTTCGGTCTGCATAACTAATAATTTTTTCTGGATTATAAGTATTCTTAAAATATTTCAGTAATTTAGATCCGGCCCCAACTACTTGATATTTCGAGGCAAATCTAATTAATTCATATTGATTCATTTTAGCAGAACTCCCTAGAGCTTTTCTTCCTTTACCAAACGTCATGACAGATATTAATTCATTATTATAGAACAATCCTAATTTAATTTGAGATTTATCACCACCTTGTATATGATACTGTTTTAGAAATTGTTCTTTTTCCTTTGAATTAATTTCTTTAATTATACACTGTCGAGCATAAATTTTAAACGTATTTAATTTTAATATACTTTTTAATTTTTCTTTTACAATATCTTTTTTAAATGCCCATTCATCTTCAAATATTTGAATTAAATGAATATTTTGTTTTTCACATTCTTCTGTTTTAAATAAATGATAATCCTTATCCTTAAATGAATGCCAGTAAATACCATTATATTCTATAGCTATATTATGATCTGGTAGATACAAATCCAATTCATATCCATTTAATATTGTTCTATCACCCATGATAATATTCTCAATTCCATTCTCTTTTAGAAAATCATAAATTTCTATTTCAGCTTTTGATTTACAATCCGGTGTACATGTTCCTAATCCCTGATGCCATAATTCTGATAATTTATCATGAGTTGTTTTTGATATTGTACTCCCATACTTTCTCTTATACTTTCTTCGGGTTGTTCCATGTAACTGTAAATGAGTATTTGTTAATGCTTTAAATTTTTCATGACAAATTTGACATTCTATGTAACCATTTTCGGTTTCAAATAATTCTTTTCTTTTTTCGTCTACAATATAGTACGACCATAAGTATTTATATTCCGGAAATTTATCTACAAATTCATATACAGATAAATCATGTACTTTTCTAAGATGGGTACTAAACCACCCAGATTGATTTGTTAAATCAACAGTAGTCCAATTACAACCATCAAGTGGGCAATGGAATTTTTCTTTAACTGGCCTATCAATTAAATCGTAATGTTCCATATAGCTATCAACATCGATGTTATGTTCTAATAAATGTTTCTTAGCATGCCCACCAAAATTTTTAACATCATTAACTATTTTACCACAATATTTGCATTTTAACGATTGGTCCTTATTTGGTAATTCCTTTCTTCTTCGTCTTGCATTTAATTCTGAATCCTTATATTTACATATATTGCTACAATATGTTCTCCCTATCGGTATTTGATTTCCACATATTTTACATGATGTATACTGATAAAAACTTGGATCATAGTTGGTAATATATGCTTCCTTTGATATTTTATGAATTTTAATGTGGTTGAATAGAGCTGATTTAGTTTGCCTTTCAATATTGCATATTTTACATGTGTACATTTTAACTCCGAATGATGGTTTATTTATATATTAATTATTCATAAAAATTCTAAAATATAAAATATTTTTAATTATTTTTGAAATAAATGAACATAAAAAAAGGATTGAATTTCTTCAATCCTTTTAATTTTAATATATAAAAACTATTATATATAATTAGTTCCAGCAACCACTACTTTACCAAAAAATTCGCTTCTTAGTACTTTCTTTCCATATCTGGTCATTATACCTTTTCTAGGTGTTAGGTTGACAGGATCAAAAATAGGCGGAGTCATAATCAATGGAATATAGCTAGCTAATACAGCTCCTGTTTCTAGGAATTGTGTTCCTCTGAATCCCATTAAAATAGTGTTTTCGGTCATATATGGATTCTTGAAAATTTTCCATTTATTATTAAACGAACCAACCTTCTGAACACCCATTGCATATTGCATTTGGTTATTGGTAGCATCAGTTGCAAAACCTGGCATAGTTTCAACGATAGTTGATAAATCTGGACTTAATACAATAAAATTAGCTCCACCTCTTAAGGTTTTCCTGTGAATCGAGTTACTAACTTTATTTAATTTAACTCCTAGAGTTTGGAACCACCTTAATTGGTCATAGAATAATGTAGTTCCTAAACCATCTTGTGGACCAAATGTAGAACCACCTAAATAAGATTCACCAACTTTAGCTGACCATACTTCAGATGTTACGGCTGCACCAATTAACATATCAAGAATTTCAAGGTCAATTTCCATTGTAATGTATTCACTGATTACACCAGATAATTCAGTTTCAGCATCCAATGATTGATATGCCATCATATCCTGGCTAGTTTCAGAAGTCCAAACAGCTTTTAACTTTTTAGTTTTAGCAACGATTGGTTCCTGTTTAATATCCATGTTGATTTCTGGAATAACAATATTGTTATTTGTATTATCTGTGTATGCGGGGTCGTCGGTGGCTTCAAAATCACCTCTTGTTCCAGCGGTTGGTTGTTTGCTATAAGAACAAATACCAGCTGATTCATTAACTGCAGAACCTGATACTACAAAGGTTACATACCTCGAAGATGTTGCACCCGAAGAATTAACTGCTTTAGTATAGGCAGGATATATTGCATGTACACCAGATCCACTAATTGTAAATGATCTTACTCCTAATGTATCATGATTTAAATTATTTAAATCAACTGTTACTTTACTTAACTGACCTAATGAACCAGATAAAGCAGGATTGAAATCAACGTCTACCCAATCTACTGAGCCAGTTACAAATGCTAGACCAGTAGCTTCATAAGCTTTTGTTGAATATGCAAATCTGCCAGCTCCATATAGACCTCCGGTTGGAGCGCCCGCTTGATTCAATACACCATATACCGAATTATCTTGACCGGTAGAACCTCCCGATGTTGTAAATCCTGGTTGTGATGTACCATATTTGAAATCTAAGAAAAATACTAAACCACCTGGTGCTTGTAATGACTGTAATGATACAAATTCTTTAGATGGTAATTCACCAAAGATTTTTCTCACTAATGGAAGTGCAATACCCGACCATTCTTCTGAACCGGTTGCTCCTGATTTAGTTATTTCTTTTAATAATTGCCTTGCCTGATTTTCAAGTAAGGTCGACATAGTATATCTTTCGGTTTTTGTTTTAAATCCGTCTAGAAGACCTGTCTTTTTCCATTTTGCAACTAATTTCGCGCCTCTCTGCTGTTGTTCTTTATAGTTGGCCTCAGCGTCGCGTTGCAGTGCTTCTAATAAAGCCGAGTTTGTAATCATAATTTGTTTTCTCCTTTAATAATATTAATCATCAATATCTTCTTTAAGACCTGCTAATATTTGAAATCTTTCTTTAAGATGGCTGAATTCATTATTACTTTTATTTTCGTTTATCACTGATTTCTTAGGTGATGTAGAAGGAATAATTCGTTCTCTTAATAATGATTTCTTTCTAGCTGTTTTTTTCTTATTAACTGATGATTCTGTTAATTGTTTTTTATTTGTTTTCTTAGTAACTGCTTCTTTTAATTTAAGTTTTAATACTTTTGAAGTTTTTTCAAATTTTTCTGTAGTATCTACTTTATCGAAAATTTCAACTATTTTCTTTTGTTGTTCTTCTTTCAAATCGTATGTAGTAAATATTTCATTTAGATACATTAATTTTTTATTTAGAAGATTAACATCTGAGATACCTTGTTTCATTTTTTTGATAGTTTCTACTGCTTCGTAATATTTTTTACGGAACATTGATTCGTTGGTTGGTTTTTTAACCGGTTCTTCATCGTCTTCTTCTTCGATGTCAATATCTTCATCTTCTTCTTCGATATCTTCAACGTCTTCGATGTCAATATCTTCGTCATCATCCTCTTCAATGTTGATATCATCATAAGTATCCAATTCACCATCTTCATCAAGATCGTCTTCGATTTCAATATCTTCATCTTCTTCTTCGATGTCAATATCTTCATCTTCGTCTTCGATTTCAATATCTTCATCTTCTTCTTCGATGTCAATATCTTCATCTTCGTCTTCGATTTCAATATC